AGAACCAGAAGATCCTGAAGAACCAGAAGATCCTGAAGAACCAGAAGATCCTGAAGAACCAGAAGATCCTGAAGAACCAAATGGACCTAGAGGAAATAATGGGTGGGGAAATGGTGATGATGATGCCCCAGGAAATTCTGGACCAAATAATGGAGCTGAAAATGATGAGACCCCAGGAAAAAATTATGATAAACTTGTAGAAAAGTTTTTAGAAAATCATTCTTTCAATGATGAATATGATAATCGTGGAGGAAAACCAGACTTTGAATATGATGATTATGTTCCAGAGGATACTAGTGATTTAAATATTGATCATTCAGTTAATTTTGATATGCCTAATTACATTGATGATTATAGTCATCATGACATTGGGGGATTTGATTTTTCCTGAATAGTTTGATAAAATAAAAACAAATATTAAAGATCTTGATGAAGTTACTGCATGTAGTTTTTTCTACTAATAGAGTAGAGTTTTTGAAAAAAACATTTGAAGCACAAAAAAAGTTTGACTATTCTGGAGTAGAATTACATAAACTTTTTATAGATGATTATCCTACTGGTAGGAATGATAAAAAACTTACTGAACTAGTAAAATTTTATGGATACAATGAGATCATTTTACACGAAACAAATTTAGGAATAACCAAAACTTGGCAACAGTTGTTTGATTTAGTTAAAGATAGGGACTATGATTACATTTTGCATCAAGAAGATGATGTAGAAATAATGTATCCATTAAAAGTTATGGATATGATTGAATTGCTACAGCAAGATTCTACTTTGTCCCAAATTCAATTAAAAAGAAATAATTGGTATGAACATGAGGTGGAAGAAATTGGTCCAAAAGAAGATGATGTAATTTTTAAAAATTATAGATATGAAAAAGCAACTCCTTATTTCTGGATGTTGACATCTTTATATCCTGCCTGGATTGCAAAAGAACCTATCTTAGAAAAAACTGGATATAATCCTTCAGAATCTGTGGTTGCAAATTACTTGATGGAAAATTATAATCTTGGCGCAGGTTTGTTAAAAACTAAAGATGGTGGTATGATGGTAAATCATATTGGAGATTATTTTCAGGGCAAAAGAGTTTCTGAGGGAGAACCTGGATGGGATAGATTTTGTTCTGTAGATCCTAATATTAAATATTGTTCAAGAACTGGTAATTATTGGAATGAAAACTAATTTAATTATAGTGGATGATTTTTATAATGATCCAAATAACATAAGAAATTTTGCATTATCCCAAGAGTTTTTTGTAAAAGGAAACTATCCTGGCATTAGAACAAAACCATTTCTGTTTGAAGATGTAAAGGAATACATTAGTAGAACAGTATATCAAGCAGCAGGAAATGTTACAGACTGGCTTAATGCTAGTGATGATGTTGGGTATACTGGAGCATTTCAAATGTGTACTTGTGCTGATAGAACATGGATTCACTCTGATTATAATAACATGTGGGCAGGTGTTTGTTATTTAAATCCTGATGCTCCTTTGAGTGGGGGCACTGCTTTGTATAGACATAAACCTAGTGGAGACAGGGAATCTATAGGCACATCAGATCATGGAGAGCATGGATATGATTATACTAAATGGGATGTTGTTGATAAGATAGGAAATGTTTATAATAGATTAATTCTTTATAGAGGTAATTTATTTCATGCATCTATAGATTATTTTGGAAATAATTTTGAAGATGGACGATTGTTTCAAGTGTTTTTCTTTAATACAGAATATTGATTAATATGAATTATAAATTTAGCATCATTACTCCTGAGCATGATAATAAAAACATGCCATTTCTTTTGGAACTTTATGACACTATTAAAAACCAAACCTATGATAATTGGGAATGGATTTTATATATTAATGGTAATTGTAAATTAAATGATATTCCTTTAGAAATTAAAGATGATGAAAGAGTAAAACTTTATAATGGATTGTCTAGTCCTAATGTTGGATTTATTAAAAATAAAGCTTTCTTCTTGGGTAAAGGAGATATTTTAGTAGAAGTTGATCATGATGATCTTCTTAGGTTAGATTGCTTAGAAAAATTAAATGAAGCATATCAAGATCTAGAAATTGGATTTGTCTATAGTGATGATCTTCTTTATGATATGAGAGGAGATGAGCATAAAATCCCATGGAATCCTGAGAATGGATGGACATATGAATGGGTGGAATTTAGAGGAGAAAAGTTTATTAAGATTGATAGTTTCCCTCCATCATGCCATAGTATGGGCATTATCTGGTATGCTCCTGATCATGTAAGATCATGGAGAAGGGAAGTATATCATAAAGTTGGTGGGCATGACCCAGATTTAAATATTTGCGATGACCATGACTTAGTAATGAGAACATATTTGGAAACAAAGTTTAGCTTTATTCCAGAAATTCTTTATTATTATAGATTTCTTCCTGAAGGAAACAATACACAACTTATTAGAACTGATTCAATACAAATTAAAACATTTGAATTGTTCCATAAGTATGGGCAACATCTTGCAGAACGAGATGCTGATCTTAATAACCTTTTAAAGGTAAATCTTTCTGGAGAATATTATCCTAAAAGTGGGTATATTAATCTGACATCAGAAGATTGTAATTTAAATGAGGGACTTCCATATGAAGATAATAGTGTTGGAGTAATTAATGCAATCCATATACTTCAAACAGTAAAAGATAAAACTAAAATTATGGGAGAAATTTATAGAGTTCTTTGTGATGGTGGATGGGCATTTATTGAAGTTCCTTCCACAGATGGCAGAGGTGCTTTCCAAGATCCTACTCATGTTAGTTATTGGAATGAAAATAGTTTCTGGTATTATACAAGAAAAGAAAAGGCAAATTATATTAAAAATTTTGATATTAAGTTTCAGGAATTTAGACTTGAGACTAATTGGTGGGAAGATAATATAGCTTCTACTACTGCCTGGCTTTGTGCAATTAAATCAAATTCAAAACGTCCTCATCCAGTAAGAATATAACTTATGATAAATTTACACATAATTACTCGTTGTAGTAGAATACAATATTTGGATCAAATATATCAATCAATTTTAATGCCAAATAATTTTGATGTTAATTGGTGGATACTATTTGACCTAAGAACTGTGGAGTATGTAGATAAAGAAATCCTTTGTAAGTTTTCTCAAAAAAATATTCATCTAAAGTTTTTTGTGGGAGTAGAAGGAGACTTAGGACATACATACTTAAATGAAATATATTCTCAAATTTCTGATGGATATATTTACATGATAGATGATGACAATGGCATACATGAAAGATTTTATTCTAGAGTGTATGAAGAAATTATTAACACAAATAAAAAAGGCATAGCATTTAATCAATATGTTGGGGGCAAAGATTTTTCTGGATTAGAATACAGAGCTGCTTGTCCTCAAAATATGAGATTGTCTGGGGTTGATTTTGCTCAAGTGGTATTTCATAAAGATTTAATATCTGATATTAAATTAGTTCCAAATTATTATTGTGCAGACAGTGTTTTCTTAGGAGAACTTCATTCAAGATCGCCAGAAGAATTTTCATTTATAAATGAAGTTCTTTGTTATTATAATTATTACACAAATTTAGTATAAGAATATGAATTTTACAGTCTATAGCAAACATGGGTGTCCATATTGCACAAAAATTTTGTCAGTATTAAATCATGTTTCTACAATAAAAGGGATTCCAATTAGAGAATATGTATTAGGATCAGATTTTACTAGAGAAGATTTCTATAGTGAATTTGGAAATGGATCCACATTTCCTCAAGTAGTTTTTGAAGATAAGCATATTGGAGGGTGTTCTGATAGTATTAAATATTTGAAAGAGCATAACTTCATTTAATGGATACTATAAATAATGGCAGAACCTCTAATAGCAATAGGGGTGTTGAGTTAATAATAAATGAAAAGAATCCAAATACAAAAAAATTCTTTGTTATTTGTGCAGATAAAATAATTTCTATTTTTAATAGAGATATAATTATTTCTTTTCATTTTTCCTTAGATTTAAGGAAACAAAAGTAAAATAGGAGAATACTATGATAGCAATTACTCTAGTTTTTTCTGTAATGTTTTTTGTTATCTCTCTTCTACTTGGAGGAGTAATTGGTTGGATTTATAGTGGACACATATTTTCTCAACATCCAATAAGTTTACATCCTGAAATGTTTGATAGTAATGGAAATGTACTTCCAGATGAAATAATAGCATTTAGATTTGAAGGAGATTTTGAAGAAGAGGAAGAGCCCGAAGATTAATTAATTGGAGAATGAATTATGAAATTACCGCCTAATCAGCTAATATCTGAAATTATGCAAAGAGTTTCTAGTGCTAAAACTAGAGAAGAAAAAATACAAATTTTGAGGCACTATGATAATGTTGCTCTTAGAAGTGTATTGATTTGGAATTTTGATGAAAGAATAACCTCACAGATTCCAGATGGAGAAGTTCCTTATACTCCAAATGATGCCCCAGAAGGGACAGAGCATTCTAGATTAGATCATGAGTGGAGAAAGTTTAATCACTTTGTTAAAGGAGTAACTAATATTCCTCAGACAAAAAGAGAAGTAATGTTTATTCAACTTTGTGAATCTTTGCACAAAACAGAAGCAGAGGTTTTATGTTTAGTAAAGGATAAACAACTTCATAAAAAGTATAGAATAACAAAATCTGTAGTTAAAGATGCTTTTCCTAATATTAATTGGGGAGACTAATATTGAAAATTATTCATGTAGATTGCCAACCTCAACAGGCTAAAGATAAATCTCTTCCAATAAATTCTTACATAGTAACCTATAGAAGTGAGGGGCAAGTTTGCTATGATGTAGTTCAAGCATCTTCTCAGGTAGAAATATTTGATTATTATTATGATTTCTATGGAAAGGGTGGAATACAAAATATTAAATGGACTGATGGCACAGTAAATCCAAAAGTCTGGAGTGACCCTACTAAAAAGAAAAAGTGAAATGGGCAAACATTACCTACTAAATTTATATGGATGTTCGTTCGTTCTCTTGGATGATGAAATTTGTCTTATAGATTTACTAGAAAATGCTGCAATAGCAAGTGGTGCTACTGTAATTCAAACTATTTCTAAAAAATTTGAACCACAAGGAGTTACAGTAATATGTTTACTTTCTGAAAGTCATATTAGTATTCATACTTGGCCAGAAGAAGGTAAAGCAGCAGTGGATGTTTACACTTGTGGAGACTGTAATCCAAAAATTGGTTGTGATATTATTATCCAACAACTCTATGCACAAAATCATACATTAAGTTACATTGAAAGGTAAATGCTAAATAACCCTATATGGAGATTGCACATGCTGTCCACACAATATCGCCTAAAATTAGAATCTATTTGCACTAAAATTGTAAATGAAGAAGCTGTAGAATTAAGTGATATGATTTGGGC